CTGTACACATTACAGGCAATGATGTTGATTCTTTAATTGTTTTAGACAAAAACAACAATCAAATAACAATATCACCAGAGCAAGTAATAGCGCAAGTCATCGCATTAGAAACCCAATACGCTGAACAACAACAAGCACAAGCAAACGCTAAAGCATCTGCAATAGCAAAGTTAACTGCACTTGGTTTATCTGCTGAAGAAATATCAGCAATAGGAGCATAAGATGACAACAGCAATCGTTGCAATTTATCCGAAGTTTCAAGCCATCACAGCAACTGGCATCCCGTTGGTGGGGGGCTTGCTGTACACCTATGCTGCCGGTGGAACAACACCAAAAACAACATACACCACAGCAGCTTCATCGACAGCCAACACCAACCCAGTTGTCCTCGATTCAAGGGGTGAGGCCAATGTGTGGTTGACTACGGGTTCATACAAATTTAAATTATCAGACGCAAACGATGTTGAAATCTGGACAGTAGACAACATTGCTGGTGCTTAAAAGAAAAGGATGTACTGGCGCATTTCACCAGGGGTTCTTAGGAATCAATAAATGGAAAACGAAGAACTAGCGGTTAACCCCGCGACCGAACAGGCCGCCACGGCAGCGCCTGAACAAAATGCTGAAATTACAGCAGAAACAAACACGCCGGATTCTGAAAGAGTATTTTCGCAAGAGGAGCTCAATACAGAAATTAGCAAAAGGCTTGCAAGGCAGCAGCGAAAATTTGATCGTCAATTGGCAACGGTGGCAGCACCCGCGCCTGTTTCACCGCCCCCGCAGCAAGGTCAGTTTGATTCAGTTGAGGCTTATGCAGATGCATTGGCTCAAAAGAAAGCTGAAGAATTGATCGAGAAACGGGAGTACAAGAAACAACATGACGAGCAACTGAGTGCGTACCAGGACATGGAAGAAGAGGCCCGGACCAAGTACAGTGACTTTGAACAAGTCGTGTACAACCCCAACCTTAAGATTTCAGATGTGATGGCTCAGTCTATTCAGTCTTCAGAGAACGGGCCAGAGATTGCATACTTTCTTGGAGCCAATCCCAAAGAGGCTGATCGAATTTCACGCTTGCAACCTATTGCCCAGGCCAAAGAGATCGGACGGATCGAGGCCAAATTGGCCGCAGATCCTCCGACTAAAAGAACTTCAAATGCGCCACCACCAATTGAATACGGAACCGCCAGGGGCGGCACATCAAGTAAAGGTTTTGACACCACGGACCCACGGTCAATTAAGACCATGAACACAAGTCAGTGGATCGAGGCCGAACGCATGAGACAAATCAAGAAGTGGGAAGCGAATTCTAAATATCGTTAATTAAAGGAAAATTATTGTGGCAAATTCAATTTTAACAATTGACATGATCACGAGGAAGTCTCTTGAAATATTAGAGAACAACCTAGTGATCACAAGAAACGTGAATCGTCAGTACGATGATTCATTTGCTGTAGAAGGTGCCAAGATCGGTACGGCTTTGCGTATTCGCTTGCCTGACAGAACTTTGGTCACCACAGGAGCTGCTCTCCAGGTACAAGATGACAATGAGCAAAAGACAACTTTGACCGTGGCCACTCAAAACCACATTGGTGTTAACTTCACCAGTGCTGAGTTGACCATGAGCATGGATGACTTTGCTGAACGTGTCTTGAAACCGCGTGTATCTCAGTTGGCCTCAACGGTCGATGCAAACGTAGCGGGCGTGTTCACATCGATCTATCAATTGGTTGGTACACCTGGCACCACCCCTGCTGCAGCACTGGTGCTGTTGCAAGGCAACCAGAAGTTGAACGAAATGGCATCTCCAACAAGCAACCGTTATGCAACCGTTAACCCGGCTGCAAATGCAAGTTTGGTGAACGGCATGACAGGTTTCTTCAACCCAACAGGGACCATCACTCGACAATTCAAGTCTGGCATGATGGGTGAAGGTACGCTTGGGTATGACGAAATCAATATGTCTCAATCCATTGGTAGTTTGACTACAGGCTCACGCGCCGGAACTATTCTTGTAAATGGTGCAGTGTCTACACAAGGGCAAGCAACAATTACACTTGACGGCTTGACTTCGAGTACAACAGTAGTGGTCGGCGATGTGTTCACAATTGCCGGCGTGTTCTCTGTCAACCCACAAACCCGAGTGTCCACTGGTAGCTTGCAACAATTCGTTGTAACTACTGCACAGACTGCAAGCTCTGGCGACATGGTGAGCATGGCAATTTCGCCACCTATGTACACATCATCCAATGCATTGGCAACAATCGATTCATTCCCTGCAGATAACGCTGCTGTGACGTTTGTTGGCACTGCATCTACTGCATACCCACAGAACTTGATCTATCACAAAGATGCGATCACGGTGGCCACTGCTGATTTGATTATGCCGACCGGTGTTGACATGGCATCACGCCAAGTTCACAACGGTTTGTCTATGAGAATCATTAGACAGTACGATATCAACAACGACAGAATGCCAACCCGTATTGACATTCTCTACGGCTACGCCGCAATCAGACCTGAGATGGCTTGCCGTCTCATTGGTTAATTATTAAACTTCAGGAGAAACAAAATGGCATTACCTAATATTGGTGGTGGTTCACAAGTAGGGGACGGCAACACTGCTGAAGTCCCAATGGGCGTGCAAGCTGCACCCCAGACTGCAACGGCAACGGCGACTTTAAGTGCTGCTCAAATCACGGGTGGCATTTTGGTGGGTAGTCCATCAGGCACCGCGGCCACTTACACGTTGCCGACAGCGACATTGATCGATGCAGCAATGACCAACCTTAAAACTAACAGTACGTTTGATTTGACGGTCATCAACCTTGGCACGACTTCAGGAATTATCACAATGGCAGTTGGCACCGGCATCACAGCCGTTGGCAATTTACTTGTGGCAATCACCGGGTCTGCTGCCGGCGTTGGCGGTGCGGCTTTATTCCAGTTCCGCAAAACTGGGGATGCAGCCTATACCGTGTACCGCATGGCGTAAAGCAATATGGCCCCGAGTTCACAAGACTTGGGGCCATTATTTTATGTACATTTATATGTCACACCCCATGCATGGCGACAAGGTTGCCATCGCCGAAGCTGAGGCCATTGCTGATGAAAAGAATGGTTGGATACGTTACAATCCAGACACGCCCAAGACTGATGTTGAGGATGCGGCTCTGATTGAAAATCAATTGGAAGTGAAACGAAAACTACTTCGTAAAACTTAAAAGGCTGCTATGTCCACAACTGCGGGTGATCAAATCAATGGCGCATTGCGCTTGCTTGGTGTACTGGCCGAGGGCGAAACACCCAGTGCCTCCATCTCACAAGACTCTCTTTATGCTCTGAATCAAATGCTTGATTCATGGAGCATTGAGCGCTTAAGTGTTTACACCACAAATGATCAAACATTTACTTGGGCTGCAAATGCTGCAAGTCGCACATTGGGTGCCTCTGGTAATTTTGTAGGCACCAGACCTGTGCAAGTTGACACATCGACTTACTTTGTCGATAGCTCCAACATTTCGCACTCAGTGCAATTTATCAATGAGGCCCAGTACAACGCCATTGCAGCCAAGGCCACCACAAGCACTTGGCCAAATGTTTGTTATGTGAACAACGGGTATCCAGATATCACGATGTATGTGTACCCCGTGCCGACCGTAGCAACGACTTGGCACATTATCAGTGTGACTCAACTGAGTGAACCTGCAACGATTGCGACTGAGCTGTCATTTCCACCAGGCTATCTGCGATGTTTCAGATACAACCTGGCGTGTGAATTGGCACCGGAATTCGGCATCGAGCCAAGTCAACAAGTGCTGCGTATTGCAATGATTTCTAAACGCGATATCGAGCGGATCAATGCAACTGATGATGTGATGAGTATGCCAGTGAGCTTGGTTGCAAGTAGAAATGCTTATAACATTTACGCCGGCAACTTCTGATGAAAACACCGATTTTAGGACAAGCCTATGTTGCTCGAAGCATCAATGCTGCGAACAACAGAATGGTCAATTTGTTTCCTGAAATCGTGCCGGACGGTGGACTTGAGGCTGCGTTTTTAAATAGAGCCCCAGGTTTGAATTTACTTGCAACCATAGGATCGGGTCCAATTAGGGGACTCTGGACTTATGACGGTGTGGGTTATGTGGTGAGTGGCACAGCGCTTTACAGCATCAACACATCTTACACAGCGACTCTTAGGAGTGGTGCCACATCCATTGCCGGCACAGGGACCGTGTCCATGTCAGACAATGGAACTCAGATGTTCATTGCAACGAGCGCCGGCACCAGTTACATCTACAATAAATCAACAACCGTCTTTGCACAAATTACCGATGCAGACTTCCCAGGTGCAAGTGTGGTTGGTTATTTAGATGGATACTTTGTATTTATCGAGCCAAGCTCACAACGGTTTTGGGTCACCAGTTTGCTTGACGGCACCTCAGTAGACCCATTGGATTTTGCAAGTGCTGAAGGCTCACCTGATGGCTTAGTGAGCATGATCATTGACCACAGAGAATGTTGGCTTTTTGGGACCAACTCGGTCGAAGTTTGGTACAACGCGGGGAACGCTGATTTTCCATTGAGTCGCATTCAAGGTGCATTCAATGAGATTGGTTGTGCAGCTGTTTATTCAGTAGCTAAGTTAGACAACGGCATTTTCTGGCTAGGCGCTGATGCTAGAGGGCAGGGCATTGTGTACAGGGCCAATGGGTACACGGGTTCTCGGATCAGCACCCATGCTGTTGAATATGCCATTGCTCAGTATTCATCGATCTCGGATGCTGTGGCCTACACCTATCAACAAGAAGGGCACTCATTTTACTTTCTGACTTTCCCAACAGGAAACGCAACTTGGGTGTATGACGTTGCAACCCAAACCTGGGCAGAGAGGGCCGGCTTTAGCAATGGGTCATTCACCAGGCACAGATCAAGCTGTCAGATGGCTTTTAACAATGAGATCATTTTAGGTGACTATGTCAATGGCAAGGTCTACAGTTTTGATTTGGATGTGTACGCGGATGATAGTGATATTCAGAAGTGGCTGCGCTCATGGCGGGCCATCCCCACGGGTCAGAATGATCTGAAGAGATCCGCGCATCACAGCTTGCAATTAGAAGCAGAGTCTGGTGTGGGTCTGTCTGGCAATGCGCCT